TGCGACACCAGTGAAACTGACAGAAAGGCTAGGACTCGTCGTAAATGCCACAAGTCCACCGGGAGCAGTAAGATAGCCTGTATCAGTTTCATATACATAGCCGAAAATATGCACACCAGCGTCAGTATGCCCGGCTGCACCATTTGCTGCTGTAAGATTTGCAGATGGCTTGGTTCCACCTGCTTTACGAGCGGCTGCACCTGCACCAAGATAGACATAGACAGATTCATTAACAAGCCCACGCTCACGGTTTAGTCCACCTACTAGCTCTGTCGTAAATGGGGTAATGTAAGCTCGTCCTGCGTAGGGCGCGAAGCCGAAATCTGTCATAGTCGGAATAGTTAGAATTGGTCCAAAAATGGTGGTTGAATCTACCACATGATAGATATTACCACCAGTTGTAAGGACTAAAATAGTCTGTTTATCTGAAGTAGGATAGTTGTAGATTCTCAAAATAGAAGCTACGGGACTAGCTACAGATTGACTGCGACTAACCCCGTAGCGACTACCAAATGAGTTGCTACCATAATACCGAAGGTTTACGGCATCAGAAAAATGGTCCATAGGCGTAGATTCAGGGTCATCCCTGTCCCATAGCCCATTAAATCTGTCCAAAACTATCGGTGTATGGTCTCTCATTTTACACGCCCGAGTTGATTACCCACTTCTGGAGGCTGACAACCCAAGTCAGGAATACTGCACGATTGATTACGGCAGTAATACCTACGAGAATGTTACCACCAGTTCCAAGGATGACAGAACCATCCACAGGAATAAGAATAATCAACTGACCCCATGTGTATCCACCCGCGGGAGCAGGCGCGATGGTGTCAATCTGAGTGGTCCCTGTGATTTTGACGATATCACTCTTTACGGGGCCAATAGCTGTGGCTGATGCTTGAGTTTCCTCACTCAGCCTTGCAATACGTCCAGGAATCATCCACCCACCTCCACAGATTCCTACGTCATGAATCCGCGCCGTTTATAGGCCGCACGGAATGGCCTTCTACGAGTTGAAATGTTCTGCTTACCCTTGACCCCAATACCAGTAGCCCGGTCAATTGCAAGGACAGCATTAGCATTCAACGCGTTAGCTGAAGTCTCGTTACGTTCGATGAACTCTGCACAAAGAGCAGCAGTTCGATACTGAAGGAAAGAAGCCGCGTTAACTACATTGATGATGGTATTCTCGTCGATAGTTGCCCCTGCGTCCGGGAATAGTTGGAGGATATAATCCATTTTAATGTCATTATCCTGATTGGAAGCCAAAAACTCAATTTTCTGGCCGTTCCATGTGTAGTATACGAAGTTGTTAGTTTGGACTCCTTCCAAATCGTGTGGAAGGTAATCTCTCTTTGACATTGGAATATAGGGGTCAATACCGTGATTCCTTTCCCACAACTGGGCGGGTTCTACGAAATCATCAGGTAGAGTAGGAAGGAGTGGAGTTCCAGCATTATTGAATTCAATAGCTGTTACACCAGCAGCTACTTCGATTGCAACAGTAGATTTCTGAGTTACGGGAATACTATTGAGTTCATAGAACTCCCGTAACTCCTGCATTGCCATCCGTAGATATGGCGATTGGGCAGCATAAGTATAGACAGTCTTAGCGGTATCGTTAAGTAACGACGCCGACAAGTCCATTATGTTGCCGCCGACCAAATCTACTGATGCCATGTTATGCCGTCTTTGTCTTTGCTTCCAACAACTGCTTAGTCATTGGATGGTCAGGGTCAGGGAAGTGACAGGCCGCGCAAATTGGATAAAGCGGGTTCTTGAGAGAACCACAAGCCTTACAACGCACCATGTCAACCATCTGGAAGTCTTTCATCCAGTCCTTGATTTGTGAGAGATTCAACTCTCGCGCTGCCATTCGCATATCATCGCTGATAGCGAGTGGGTTTCCATTGGAGCGCGCCCACAGTGAATCTGCCATCTTTACAAGGAGTGAATACCAGTTCTTCTGACGCCTTTCAGCATCATCAAGAGCACCCTTGTATTCCTTCTGAACCCATGCCAGTGTAGCAGGGATATCAGCATTATTCTTCGCGTCCATCTTGGCACCGGGAAGATAGAATAGACCCGGCATCTGTTCAGCCATGTCACACGCGAGGATTCCATTGCAATAATCCTTGACGATGGATTCTGCAATCTGAATAGCACCGACAGGAATTTCCAGAAGTGGCTGTTCCTCGTCGATATCTCTCCACCAGCTACTCGGTCCTACGACCAGAATAGAAGGTTTTGCAATACTTCCGGGTTGAATCTCGAAAGTTCCCGGCTGAATCGTCGGTTTCTTTTCGAGAATGTATTTCGGATAGATACTTACTACGGTTGCCTTGTCAAACTGATTGACAGGACCACGAATTGTCCTGCGCTTCCAATCAGTTCCGGGGAATGCTCCTACTTGAGACATGGTTACTCCTGACTGGCTTCAATTTTGGGCTTGCCAGTATAAGCCACGGCTTCACCTGTAATGGTTCTGCCGAGTAAGGAAGATTCGTCACCAAAAAGTTCTTCGGTGAGCTTCTTGATGCGTTGTTCTTTTACTTCTACTGGATGATTTTCCTCCTCATCAACATATTTACGCAGGGATTTCTTTCCCATAGCAGCGTAAACAGTATTGATTACAAACTCACACGCTTCGTAATTCGGTGGAAGTGCTTCTTCTGTGTATGCGTTCTGAAACGGATACATACACTCGTAAGACACTCTTTGAGTAGGCAATTCACCTACATGAATATCCGGAACAAGACATAGACGTTCCAGAATCCAACGGTCTTTTACCCACTGATACTTTGGAAGTTCCAAAACTTCCGGCGAGAGCATCACAAAACCCTCGGGAGTATAATTAGTCAGACGCTTCTCATACTGGTCATTTGACCATGAGACTCGCCACATAGCTTCGCCGCTAACACTATCCATACCGAAGATATCTTTCAACCTTCGGTTGATAATCTTAACGTCCTCTGGAAGTTCTGGGAAATCCATTACTGTTGCGTTTCAATTTGACGTTCGAGTTTTGGCTGAATCTGAGGAGTTTTGATTCTCCCCGTCCCCCGAGTGTTATAAACAGTTAACCATCGTTGATTAGTTTCATCCCATTCAGGTTCAATAGTAACTGTGCCCATGTGACCACACATCACATTAGAATCACAGTAAGATTGGATACCAGCCTCGCGCATACGCTTGAAGAAGCCGATATCATCACACCATTCTTCACTATCAAGTTCTCCGAGCCTAACATAAGGCTCATCGAGCTTTTCAAAGACTGACATTTTAACAAGTAGGAAACCAAATCCAGCCGCTGCAATAGGTTTCAAATCTGGTTTATCAATCAAATACATTGGACAACAGAGTCCATCATCATCAGCCAAGTCAAAAACTACGGCTTGGTGAGGATAAGACCTGCTGAGATAAAGGCCCGACACAACATCGAGGTCGTGTTCTAGTAACCTTGTCAATCCATCAGCAGGATAAGTCATGTCATCGTCAATGAACAGGATATGAGAACATTCCTGTTCTTTAGCAGCTTGAATCAGAATATTGCGTGATTTAGCTGGTGAACGGCCATGAACGAAGCTAATAATAGCTCCCGGTGGCTTATCCAGCATGTGATAGTAGTCGTAGAAATTGGCATTACGGGCATATTCACCCGTAGCTACAGTGATTAGGACTTTACTGTTGACCATATTGTGTTTTCCACCTCAAAGTCAGCAATTAGACTTGAAACTACTTCACGCACATCGGGCCACCCCGGAGCATCATAATCATGCCCACAGAGTAATCCACCAGTTGAAAGCAGGTCGAAACCTCTCCGAATGTCTCTTTTTACCGATTCCTTCAAATGGTCCCCATCAATGAACACCATTTGAACTTTCTGCGGCAATTTGAAACGATGGGAGAATTCTCGAACTGGAATTACACGCCCTTCGTCAATATGGTCCCTCAGATTCTCACAGAAATACGGCATTACAGCCGTAGAAATGACATTAGGATTGTCTTTATTCATCCAATCGTTAATATTGTAGTTAGGACTCCACGGGTCCACACACCATAGTTTACCACCGGGCATCATATTGTCGGCAATAGCCCTCGCGCTACGGCCATGAAATGAGCCAAATTCGACAATATACTTATGTTTACGTGCCTGTGTAGCGAGCCACAGTAATTCAGGCTCACTCATCCATCCCTCAATAAGGGTGGCTCGTGAGATGTCTACTGGACTCGCTACACTCGGCATCGCAACTCCTATTTCACGTAGTATTTCGCCGTGCTGGGGTCGTAGAACAGCAGCACAGGAACACTTGTGGAAGGCGTAGCTACGGTCTTGATGTTACCAGACGTAGTGAACGCCGTGGGAGTAGTCGTGGTGAAAATGAACACCAGTTCGTGCTGTCCGTCAGCAGGTGGGGTAATCGTTGCAATTGCAGCGGTCCCACTGATGAACGAAATGAACGACTGAGGTGCTACAACAGTTGCTGATGCAATAGTGTTGGGCTTTGGCTGCTGTGCTCCCTGAACCGACGAAAGGTTCTGGAAGTTGAGGTCATTGCTTGGCATTGGACCCCCTATTAGTAGCCAGTCGGAACAGCCAACGCATCAATATAGGCACAGGCAGCAGGGTTTGAAACAAACGTCTGCATACCGCACACCATATAGAAGATGTCAGCAGTTACGACACCACCCGAAGGGCCACGGATTTCGAAAATCTTACGACCATCGGTGGTGTAGAATCCGATGGGAAGAATTTCGCCGCGTCCCCACACTTCGTCAACGACAAAGTCAATACGAGTTTTGTCCCAGTTGAAGGAGCCAGTAACAGATGCACCAGCCATCTGCATACCGCCGCCATCACCATTTCCGAAATACATGTCGAGGTTTTCAGACTTGGCCTGTTTTGAGATGAGGATAACAAGCTGTCCGATTTCCTCGTATGCCTGAACCTGACAAGGGTGCATCCAAGCGCGTGGCTTGAATGTATTGTCGATTCCGACACGGTTACCCACCTTGTTCATGGCAAGACGTGGGAATGGAAGCGCCAAACCAGCAGACGCAGCATTCACACGGTTTGCACGAATTTCAGGGGTAGCAGCACGGCTAAATCCGAGCCATGTTCCTGCTGACGCGTTGCTGTGGTGATACGGCACACCATACAGCGCGGGCAAGGACGTAGGCGCAGAAATACCGTTAGTGACAATCTTATCCGTGCCAATAACACCAGCAATGGCAGGGAATACGTCGATTGTCTTGTTCTCAACGTCCCACTTCGTGATTACGCCACTACCCTTCAGCGTTGCAAGAGTCGTGTCGTAAACCTGAATAGTCTGACCGAAACGCATCAGACGGACGCCGAAACCATCAGTTGAACAAACATACGTGTCTGTTCCACCTGAAGTAGTAGGAGTCGTAATGACACCGATAACACCAGTGCCATCCTGCATCATTTGTGCGTCAAGCTGCCTACGCAACTCGTCAAGTGCAGTCGCAGTAAGTCTACGCACCCCGTTGGTGATAGCCTTACGCTCATCATCAGTTGACCACTGAGTGAGCTTCGTGTATTCGATGTTCTCGCTTACGAATACACTGGTGAGAACTGCCTTGTCGAAAGTAGGACCGCCACCACGTCCCAAGTCTCCGCCATCAGCATTGAAATACTGAAAGCTTCCACCGGGGCGCAGTTCCAGAGGAACACGCATCTGTCTGTTCGAGATTTTCTCTACGTCACGCTTCTTGATGTTGGCGTAGAACTTGTCATCCCGCTCAAACAGTGTGCGAATCTTCGGGATAACGCGCTCAAGTTCAAGCGCCGCTACCTGAGATTCAACAACAGCCACTGTTACTCTCCTTAACTAGCCAGAATTAGCTAGTCAGAGTTGAGGAAATCTAGCGATGACATTCCTTTCGGAATATCCTTCGCATCTCTAATTTTGCCAGTTGGTCTATCTTGGGAACGTGGCCGTCCCGCTGGAACTGGACCCCTTCTCGGAGTCGTATCTTCTTCGTCTTTCACTCTCTTACCCATACCACGCAAGGCTTCATTACGTGCCTTTGAGATGACCCTAGGCAATAGGGTTTTTGCCTTGCTGACATAGGCCGAACGAATCCTATCAGTAGAGGCTTTGGAGAAATTCTCCTGAAAAGCCTTTTCCCACAGTTTATCAACCAGAATCTTGAAACGTCCATCCTGATTGATAATAGTTTCCAAAGTATCCAACGCATCACGAGACGCATTCTTTCTAACGTAATCCGTCATTGACGATTTTGGGTCAATGTTTGCATCAATCGTGTTACGTAGTGTGTTGTTAACGCGAGTATTCAACTCCCCGCGCGTAGTTTCAAATTGCTGTCTTACGAAACCACGTTCACGTTCAGTAAGTTGTTTCTCGCGTGAATCATCCGGTCTTTCACCCTTTGCCAACTGAGTTGGGGGTTGAAAATCTGATGTTCCAAAAACAAACTGATTCAGAAGATGTGCAGCATTCTGAAGCTGTTCATTCTTGGTGTTACGAGCTTCCTTAACCATCGCCATGATGGTGTGCTTCGTAACATTTCCAATTACGTGGAAGTATGCCTTGTCATCCACGCGTGCGAGAGTAGGAAGATAATCATCAACAATTTTCATGAAACCATTGATGTTGGTTTCACGAACAGCCTTCAGGACATTTTCAGTATTACCATTCATTACGTCCTGTTCAAATCTATCAAGAGTCTGTGACTTTTCGACAGCCACTTTAGCATCAGCAATAGTTGGAAGCAACTCAGTGAATTGCTGCTCCCGATAGTATGCCTTCTCCAAGTAAGGAAATTCCTTGAACAAGTTGGGATACTTCTTGAGAATATCCCTTCTCCTTACCGGAGTTACAAGTTCAAGTTGTTCTTCTGACGGCTCCTCTAGTTCATCTTCGATTTCTTTGAGTTCGTCATCTTCAGGTTCGTCGTCGTCATCCTCCGATGTTTCAGGCACTTCATCTTCATCGGAAGAATCTTCCTTCTTTTCTTCCTTTTTGCCCTTTTTGTCATCGAGAGGAATAGTCTCCTTTTCGGTGTCATCATCTTCGGCCATGAATTCAATCATGTCCTCTTTTGATGTATCACCACTGCCACCAATAGTAGCAGCGCCACCCCCACCTTCAGATTCGGGTGCGAGTGTAGGGACTAGTGAATTACTGAGTCTGAACATTTTCTTCTCCAGTTATGGGTGCTTCTTGGTCTTTAGGATTGGGCTTCGCATTAGGAGCAGCACCTTGCGCCTGTTCCGAGCCTTGCTCATTCATAGCACTCATCATCAACAGTTGACGATAAGCACCACCATAGAGCAATACGTTTCGATAACCCTCAGGATTATCGTTCTTAGCCTGTCTACCTGCTTCGCTAATAACCCACTTCCTGACAACCTCAAATGCAATCTTGGGGTTATCGTAAACAGGGTCTGGCTCCACTGCTGGTGCCTCTGGATTCATAGGGTCACCAGTAGGAATAGGAGCAGAATTAAGAAGCAGCTTAATATCATCATTAGCCTTAATAACATCATCCTCACCCGGAACGTAGAAGTCAGTTAGACCAATATGTTCACGAATGATGGGGAGGTTTTC